GCCATTGGTAGCTCAGTTAATTCACAACACGCAAAAGCAGAGGCAGCAGACTTCGAAGTAGTAGGTACTGACAATGCAGAACTTGCAGATTGGATACATAAAAACTTAGACTACGATCAATTAATCTTAGAATATTATAAAGTTGGTGAGCCAAATTCTGGGTGGATACACTGTAGTATTTGTGATAAAGATCCAAGAAAGCAATTCCTTCATGCTTATAGATCTGAAGGCAAAACTAAATACAAACCAATATTAGGTAAAGCAAAGGATTTAGTATAATGTGGTTAAGTGCAATTAAACTAGCAGTACAAGCAGGTTCTCATATTTATAAAAATAAACAAAAGACTAAGATGCTTATGGCAGATGCACAAATGCATCATGCAGAGAAGATGGCTAAAGGTGAAGCAGAGTATCAAGGTAAATTATTAGAAGCTAGACAATCAGATTGGAAAGATGAGTTCATTTTAATTTTACTGAGTGTGCCAATCGTGATGTTAGGATTTGCAGTTTGGTCTGACGATCCAACTCACATGGAGAAGATGCAATTATTTTTTAAATATTTTTCTGAGCTGCCATTTTGGTATCAGACAATTTTCGTGGGTGTCATAGCTAGTGTCTATGGTCTTAAAGCAACAGATTTAATTAAGAGGAAGTAATGAGTCATCAAGCACCTAAGATGTTCGTATCTCAATACAGTAAAAAGAAACCTACACTTCTTGCTCAACAAACTGGTAAGAAGAAAAAGAAAAAAAGATATGGCAAAAAAAAAGTTTGATGTAGAAAAACAACCGCATGAGAGAATACCTAAAAGAACAAGTATCTCTCAAAGAAAGAAACCTAAGATGTCTAGTATGAACAAACATAAAAAGAGATCTTATAAAAAGTACAATAGGCAAGGAAGATGATTGATAAATTTTTATATAAATGTTTTGCTGCACTTGATAAGTTTGCAGAGCATCTTGATAAAATTTTTTTTCCTAAGAAGAAGAAAAAGAAATGAAGATAAATGAGAATACTAATATTGGTTTACCATTAAGAAACCTAATAGGTTTGATTAGTGCTATTGTTATTGGTGCTTGGTTTGCATTTGGTGTTATTGAAAGACTCAATAATTTAGAAACAAGAAATAAATTATTTGAACAAGATTTATTAGAAGCATCAACTCAAAAACCCATAGACCAAGAACAGTTCATGTTAATCGAAGATCTATATAAGACAGTTGAAAAGTTACAATCAACTCAAGAAATGAACATGACTAACAAAGTTAATATTGAATTCCATACTAAGCAGATAGAAAAACTTTTATCTGATGTAGAAAAATTAAAAGATAAGCAAAGAGAATTTGCAAATGGTAATCACTAATGATTGAAACTGTAGTGGCACTTTGTATGTTTGTTGCAGGAGAGTTGAAGGAACATCGTATTCAACCTGCAATGTCTGATTGTTTAAAAGGTAAGAGACAGGCAGAAAGAGATGCTAATGGTAATATTGTTTACAAGTGTGGAAAGCTAAAGGTTGAGCTTGAAAATAATATTGATGGTAGTAAAAGTATTAAAAAGATATTGGAGTAACAATGGCAGATAAACAACCACCTAAAACTAAAAAGTATTTTAGATCTACAAAGTCTGGTGCAGGTATGACTAAGGCAGGTGTTGCTAGATATAGAAGAGAGAACCCCGGATCCAAATTAAAAACTGCAGTTACAGGTAAAGTTAAAAAAGGATCAAAGGCAGCTAAACGTAGAAAGAGTTACTGTGCTAGATCTGCAGGTCAAATGAAAAAATTTCCAAAAGCAGCTAAGAATCCTAATTCAAGATTAAGACAAGCTAGAAGAAGATGGAAGTGTTAAGTGAAAAAAAAGACTTGGGTTAAAAAAAACGTAGTAAGACTCTGTGGTGTTTGTGAAGAATGTAACAGAGAACTATTGAGTAATGAAGGTGGATGGATTATAAGTTATAACAACAAGAAGTATTATTGTCATGATGGTAAAGATGGTTCTTGTTATGATAATTATTGTCAACGTAAATTAGAGGAGAAACAAAATGCCAATGGTAGGAAAAAAGAAGTTCAGCTATTCCCAAGCTGGTAAGAAAAAAGCAAAAGCATACGCTAAGAAAAAAGGTATGAAAGTTAAATCAAAAGGTAAATACTAATGTTAACTGCTAAACAAAAAACTCTTCCACCTGCACTGAAGAAAAAAATTCTTGCATCGAAGATGAAAAAGAAAAAGAAAAATGGCAAAAAAAAGTAGTGTAAATAAAGCGGGTAACTATACTAAACCCGCTTTAAGAAAAAGATTGTTTAATTCAATCAAGGCTCGTAGAACTATGGGAACTGCTGCGGGTCAATGGTCTGCTAGGAAAGCTCAATTACTTGCTAAGACTTACAAAGCAAAAGGTGGTGGTTACAGGTAATGGCACTAGCAAAAAGTCAACGTAGTTTAAAAGCATGGGGTAAACAAAAATGGCGAACAAAGTCTGGAAAAAAATCATCAGTTACTGGAGAGCGTTATCTACCAAGTGCAGCAATAAAAAGTTTATCTGCTTCAGAGTATGCAAGAACTTCTGCTGCAAAGAGAAGAGCTAAGAAAAAAGGTAAACAACACAGTAAACAACCTAAGTCTATAGCTGCTAAGACTAGAAGATATAGAAGTTTTAGTTAGTAACTTCTTCCTGTAATTCCTTAAACTCTTCCCAGATAGTATTTTCTGGACCCCAATAATTTTTCTTATCTTGTTTATTTTTTAGAAACTTAATACCTACTGTTCTTTTTAAATTACTATCTACAATTGGTTTGTTTTTTTGTAGGAGATCCGCAGCATATAAGAATCCTTCCGAGAACCCTACCTCATATAATCTTTCTTCTTGGTTCGTAAGAAGGTAAAATGCTTTCTTTACTTTATATATAAAGTGATTGTTGTTTATATTTTTTATGTGATTTTTATAGTGTTGACTTACATTTATGGTCATAGATCCCCTACGTTTTCCTTTCTTTTTTTTCAACTAATAAGTTAATGATTTATTCTGCTCTCATTAACTCTTCTTTTGTCTGCTCGATTTTCCAAAGTAAAGCATAAGAATCTTTTTGATACTTACTTACTTTCTGTTTTGCTTCCAGATACTTCTTGTGCTTTTGAGCTTGTTGATCCTTCAGCTTCTGCAGACGCAATCGGATTTGTTCCATCATGCTCCTTATTTACTTTTGTAAAATCTATACCTAAGTTTTCGATTTTACATTCTACTAACTCACCTCTATTTTGAGAGTTGGTAGCCTTCTCTATATCATCAAACAGTTCAATCATTTGAAATGAACAACTGCCATTGATAATTCTTTTAAATTTTGTCATAATTTTTTACTTTTTTCAACTTTTTTTTCTATCAAAAAATCTATATACTGTCTTGCTTTTTTAAGATCTTCGACTCCATTTTTTAAATTATATCTTAAAATATATTTAATTATATTCCCGGTACAAAAATCTAAATTGTTAGCAATAATAAAATCAATTGGTTCGATTTTATATTGTGTGTAATGTTTTGGTTCTTTTATATTATCTGTCATATTGTTTTTTTAGCAGAGTGGGGAAAACGGAAAGGGAAAAAAACCCCACCCTGCTAGATACGCTCTAACTTGAAATGAGTAGAAAAAAGTTAGAAGGTATATTCGTTACTACCACCACTGTCAGAGTTTGCAATATTATTTTTACCTGCTCCGCTTGGTGTAAGAATAACTGTCATGGCTCCTTCTTTTACATTGCCGTCTTGATCCTTTGCAGGAAAGGCAGCTTGATTGTACCATTTGCCATTAATGTTGACTCCAATGGTCCAGTTCTTATCTGGATGCTTCATATTTTTTGGACCAACATAGACCGGAAGTTTATCTGTTGGTGACTTCCAATCTTTGTTCTTGACTAGGTTGATGTATATTTTTTCTGATTGTTCAGACATATTGTCTCCTTGGTTATATCAACTATTGTTGATTATTTGTTAGTGATACTTCATGCTTACGAGTAAAGTCTCTTATATGTTCGTATGCTTTGAAGTTGTTTTGTTTTAGATGATTAACAACAGATCTTACTTCACCTTTAACTATATCTAATTGCTTAGTAGTTTTAGTTTGTTCGATCCTATTAACGATCTCTTCTACATCCACCTCATCATCAAGGTAGGTAGGTTCTTCTACAGATTTCTCTGGAGAATTTTCTTCTGGTTTTATTTCGTAACCATCTTCATCTTTAAAACCAGTTTTTAAATTTAATGCATTTAGAAACGCATACTTTCTACTGTACGACATTGCTTGACCCGTACCATATTTATCTAGACCACCAATCGCAGTACATCCGTCTACTATAATAAAACTTTTTGGATCATCGATGTCTGTTATCTTCATAGTACAAGTTACAATTACAGACTTAGGTGTAAAGTCTGTAGTATAATTACAGGTAGCATATAATCTATTTTCTAATAGAGCTGCCATTGCAACTCTTTGCACATCATCATGTAGTAAAGGATTAAAAGGCATACCTTTTACTTTACTTGCTTTCTTTACACCACTCGCATGATTACAAGCATTGTAAAGTTTTTCGTATATATTTTTCATATTATTATTATTTAGTTGATAAACATTATTTTCATTACTCATGTTTTTATACCCCATAGTTTATTGATTAGTTGTTTTTGCTCATCTGCTAAATCTTTATAATAAAAGAAATGGTTCATGTCTGGTGGTTCCATCATGTTAGCTAATCTTTTAATGTCACCTTCACAAAACATAATCATCTTCTCCCACAATAAAATTTTATCTATCATGATATTATAAAGATGCTGCAAGTGATCTGCCTTCATTAACTCATGGCTCTTATCAAAGATGATATAATCTCTATCATTAACGTATACCAAGTAAGGTATCTTCTTTGTTGCCATGTAGTAAAACGAAGTCTGTGTAAGGTTTTCAATTGTTGGTTCAGTTGGCAGCTCTTGGCTAACCATGTTCCACTCTTCTTTACCTTTAATCTTTTTTAAATTAGGTGGTTTAGTTTTTAATTCTATAAATTTTGTTTTAGTTTCATAATCGATACGACCCAGAATAGGTTTGATCATGTCAAATTCTTTTAGTTCAACATATCTTTCACAAACTAATTTATCATCACCTACTAATCGCTTGACTACTTTTTTTGTAATTGGAATACAATCTTCTGCAAACTTAATCATCGCTTCTCTGCCGTACTTATCTTTTGCATCAACCGGTGGATTAACATTTATGTTTTCTTTTTCTTGATCGAAACAAACTTTATAATCTCGATCCCACTCTGTCTCTTTGATTGTCTTTGATTTATAAATTACATCTGCAATTAATTTTTGGACTACATTGTTAACTAGGTTACCAAAGTTTGCTTTATATCTAAATGGAAACTTCCTTCTAACTTCTTGAGGAAATGAGTAACCAATAATATTTTTTGCGAAAGGTGTACTGGTCGATGAGTAAGACCAATGATCTAATCCTTCACCACCATTAAATATTGAGAATGCTTTTTCGATTTTTTTATTTTCCATTTTTTCGTTGGTACTAGTACAATATTTGGCTATTGTCAACGCTTATTTAATGTATATAACGGAAAGAAAATGCAGAAAAATAAACTAAAATACAAACGGGTTAAGGTTATTTGGCAAGATATTTGTAGCAGCTCACAATGGTATGATGATTTACAGGATGTAGATGATTTTACTTATAGTTGGTGTGAGGATATTGGCTATCTATATTATAAAGATTCTAAAGTAATTAAAATTTTTAGTACTTTTAGTTTTGACGGCAATAAACTTTCAATTGGAAATGTTACTGCTTACCCTCGCTGCGTAGTTAAAAAGATTGAGTATTTAAAATGACATATTCTGGAATTTTTGAAGAAGTTGATTGTAAAAAAGAATTAAAAAGAGCAAAGAAGTATATCAAAAAACAATCTGATATTATACTTGCACTTGAGAAAGAAATAGAGCAGAAGGAAAACGAAATTAGGATATTAAAAAATAATGGCTAGGGATGTTTATGCCTTCAGTAATGGTTTATATTCTGATTGGCACAGAAAATATGATGGAATTGCTTATATCGACATTGATAGTGTTGAGTGTTGTACTGATTGCTATGAACCCTTGGCTATAATCGAGACTTGTTACGATAAAAACCAGAAATATAAGTCTGTAACCCTCTCAAAGATCATTGCAGAACGCTTAAATATACCTTGTTTTTTAGTTTTCTATAAGGAACTGACACCAAGTAGCCTAACCTTCAGAGTCAAGCGTGTGCGTAGCTCTCAGACAGAATTTAGACGTTTAAGTGAGGATCAATGGGTCAAGATCTTGAGATCCTTGCAAGACCACCATAAATTAAAATGTAAATCTAAAAAAAGAAAGGAAAATGTATGATTAAAAGCAGAGGATTTTTACATATAACTTACAAACTGTATCATCATTTAGATATTGTAGACGGGGAAAGG